AAAAAAAAAGCGACTCACCGCCATCGCGCACCTACTTCGTGGCGCCGGGCACTGGGAAATTTCCCTGGGCTCGCCAACCCAAAATAGGGAATATTGTACAAAGGACGATGGTCGCATCGGGGAATTCTCCGAAATTGGCACTCTACCCGCGGGCCAAGGCGCGCGCTCTGACCTTGTGGGACTTCACTCTGCCCTGAAGGCCGGACTCACTCAAGCCGACTACGCGAATGAATACTTCAGCAAGTTCATCCAATACCCCAACCTTGTCCAGAACTACGTCGTTTCTACCATCCAAGCCCGGGATCCATCCGAACCCTTCTCGTCCTGGCTCCTCATCGGCCCCGCGGGCACCGGAAAGTCTCGCCTCGCTCGCGAGATTGGCAAGCGTATCGGAGATGGATTGCTATTCCGACACTGCATCGGAAAGTGGTTCGATGGATACAGAGGAGAACGAACAGTGCTCCTCGATGATTTTTGCGGATCTTCTCTCTCTTTCACGAACTTTAAATGCCTACTCGACCGATACCCCCTTCGAGTGGAGCTCAAGGGGACTTCATGTGAAATGGCAGCCACAAACTTCATCATCACCACCAACGACGACCCCAAAACGTGGTGGCAAGAAAGCGTGACCGGTCAACATGGTCATTCTGCGATTTTTCGCAGACTCGGCAAAATTCTCTTCTTCGTTGCCGAGAATCAGTTCCGCGTCTACAACTCCTACGCCCAATACGCCCGTGACGAATTGACTCCGAGACGCGATGGGGAGATATTCTACGTTCCGACACCGACGCAGGAGGTCGTCTACACTGACCAAGGCGCGCAGATACCGGAAGAGATTTTACAAGCGCAAGTACCCTAAATATAAACGAAAGTCACGTGGCATCCAAAGAATCAAGTCTGTTCGTTGGCCAACTCGCAATATTGGCGGTGATCGTGCCTACTGCAAGCTCCGGTACGTGGTGGGAGGCGATTTTGGAATCGCCTCTGCGGCATTCAGCCACTCTCGCAATCTCCGCATGAACACAGGTGCCATCGACACGCCCCTTGGCCCTGGTGAACAAACAATTCATCATCTGTTTGGCAATACGCCCAATTTGTCCACAATGGGCGCCCTGTACCTGCATTACCGGGTTCGTGGCATAAAGCTCAAGCTCACCTATTGGCAACAATCTGGCACTCCCGTGGTGCTATACACAAATGCCCAGTCCGATTCCAACGAGTTCTACGCCACAGCGCCAAGCCCCGACTTTGTAACTCCGTCGATTTCTGTACTTCCCGAACAGCGCTGGGCCCGATATCGTGTATGCGGTGCTACCGCTGCTGGTGCTAAGCCTACTGTACTAAGTGCTTACTACTCTGTTAATAAGGTCTTTGGACCTGATGCCGTGGTCAAAAACGATCGTGACTTCGTGGGAGAAATGAGTGTGGCAACGCCCTACTGGAGTGACAACCAAACCACTGGTGGAGTTCCCGTCAGAAGCCCTTGGCTACAATATGGCATCTTTACCTTGAATGGAGATGCCTTGCCCGCGCTAGAGACCGTCGAAGGTGTTCTCAAAGTGGAAGCAACTGTGTACTGTGAATTCTTTGGCAAACGTGTAACAACATCATAAAAATACTGGTAATTCAATCTTCTGTACATTTTCTTCAATTTTTCTTTCAATTCTTCCAGATACCAATTTGGCGCCGACCTTTTCCTTTTTCGGGTCGGGTGAATGTAAGTTCCGCCATAGTCAATAAATAGCATCAGCTGTAGCACCTTGCACTCCCAAACTTCGATGTCCTCGACCCAGTACAGGTCCGGATTCTGTCTCATTTGGTTCAATCCTCTTACGTGCCTCTTGTACATCTCGTGCAACTCTTCTGTAGTCATATCGTTGAGATCCGTGTACGTGAAGACGGGAAGGAAGCCATCGTTGTAGTCCGCCATTGTAAGAAAGACTGATTCTTTTGATTTTTTAGGGGCAACGCCCCTTGGCCTACTCTGCGACGAGGTGGTTGTCTGGTCCAGTATTACCCAGACAACCTTGTCGCACACATGGACCTTGTCGCACCCCCCGCACCCCCTGCTCCCCGGCCTCGAGCGCAGTCTCCTGAGGCCAAACACTGGTGTTTCACTTACAACAACCCTACCATGTACCCTGACGAGATGATAGAGGAACTCGAAGACATTGGAGTGACGTACGCAGTATTTCAGCTCGAGGAAGGAAAAAATGGCACGCCCCACTACCAGGGCTACGTGGCATTCCAAAAAAAAAAGCGACTCACCGCCATCGCGCACCTACTTCGTGGCGCCGGGCACTGGGAAATTTCCCTGGGCTCGCCAACCCAAAATAGGGAATATTGTACAAAGGACGATGGTCGCATCGGGGAATTC